CTTCGATAAAGTCTTCTTGGTCACTAAAGCCTGTCTTAACAGTGCCTTTAATATCAGACTGTCCTTCAGCCAGATCATCAAACTCACCAGCGGCTTGACCAAAACCACCTACAACTTGATTGTATACGTCATCAACTGCGCTGTCTAAGTCGCCGAACTGGTCCATCATGTCATAGTTCAGGTCACCTATAGAACCCTCAATATCGTCTTGGTTACGGAACACGTCCTTAAACTCAGGGTCTGCGTATTCCTTAACTGCGGACTTAATCTCAGCCAGTGATGGGCCACCGCCCCCGCCGCCGCCGAACACAATCATCCCAGAGGCACGAGGATTAAGATACCGCCCGGGGCCGAACATTGTTGAGAATAGGTTTCTCATATTAGATCTCCATATTATAAACGTGGTAGAGAAGCTGGTAGGGCTTACCTTTGTTGCTCTCTAAATGACGAAGTCTGCGTTCCCAGCCTCGACGACCCCACACTTGCATTGAATGACACCCATTCGCTTTAGCGTATTCTTCGAGTGTCTTATGATGAGCGGTCCATGTATCCCAATCTGGGACTTGTCCTGCGCACAGCATAATAAGCAGAGACTTCTTGTGTGCGCTGGTAGTGAACCTAGTGACTATTACGGTTATCACTTGACCGTCTTCGTCTCTGGTGAGCCAGATGTGCGCCTGTTCTGATAGGGCCATAAGGCATACTGAAAAAGGATCATATTCACCGATTGAGTGGTGAAGTGCGGCCTCGATATGTGGTTCAAGTAGAGGCCAGAGTTTGAGTACTTGAGGCGGGGTTAAGAGGGATGAACGTATTAGTTTGTCCACCTAGTGATTTTGTGTTGTGAGCTATAGCTTGAGAAAACCTGCCCACTATCATTTACGTAAAGGTCTCGGGTCTGCTGTGTGTCATTACCTAGTGCATTGGTAATGTAATCTGTAGGCGTAGAAGACAAGCTAGAAAAGTCATACGCTGTACTCATGCTATACAGACCTATACGTCCGTTTTGAGTACCCACCAGTACATCATTTCCGTCATTGACGATAACAGAAGAGGTGAAATAATTACCGTCAAAGTATGGGCTGTCGGCATTTTGAACATTGTAGATGGTAGGTGTCGCCGAGGTGTCTAGTGTGGTTCCATTTACCGGCACACCTATAAATCTTTGGTTAGAGGCGTCTTGTATTAAAATTTCGTGTCCGCTTGGATTAGGGTTGTACAACAACCCCCTTGGATTTGCCCCTAAACTTGTACTGCCACCCGACCATGTTTGGTAAGTCGTGTATGACGACAACGAAACGGTGTAACTACTTTGGTTATAGTTAAACACAAGAAACCCATATTGCCCCGCTACATATAAAATGTCGCCGTCAGGGTTAAACCGCCCACCCCGTGTATTACCGCCATAACTCCCTGAAGAGAGGTCAAAAATTGTGGTGGATGAAGATGATGAACTGGCGGGGTTGCCTGCCGTGCTTAATTGGTACTGCCAAATAATGTCGCTACTATAGTCAAAAATAATTAGACGTGTACCATCGTTGGTTACACAAAACCCCTCACAGTTACCGCTAGGTCTGTGTATCCTTGATTCCTTGGCACTTGCTCCATTGAGAGCGCCTGAGTTCCAAGTAAAATCTTTGATAATAGACGAAACATCTTCTACTGCACCGCCAGATAATCCAGCCCCAAACCCACGAGCAGACCCTCCGCCGAAGGTAGAAAGCATCGGAGCATATAAAGGCTGTTTTTTAGGCATCCAAAATGATTGCATTGGTGACCTCTAATTAAGCATACTGAGTTAGAGACGCTAACACAGTGAAAGTAGCATTCGCCGTCTTGATGATTGTGAATGTGTAAACGTCGATCCCGCTTGCGTTCCCCGCTGTAGGTGCGCTGCCGCCTGACCATTTTGGTGTGACCGCTGAACCGTCGACTTGATAGGCGTTGAGATAATAGGCTGTGGAGCCTTGGGTCATTACGACTGAAGCAGTGTAAGATTGGCCTACATCTAAAAAGCTGTTCATCGACGTAGAACCATCTCCTACAAAATTGATCGTGCGATTGGCTGTCTGGTTCGAGGTGTAATAAACGATTCCCTGAGAGTTTGAATACCATACGATGGTGCCACTTGTTGATGTCGATGTTTGCACCTTCTCAACAACTTCCTCAATATCCAGCGTTCCGTTTACATCGACAGTACCATCTGAGGTCAAACCGTCTGTCGTCAGGCTGCCGACGACATTTGCGCCTGTATTTGTCGTCGATAAGCGCACAGTATTGTTGTATCGAAGATCGACCGCACCGCCATCGGTAAAGGTTGCCATCGTTGAAGTGAACGAAGGGTTCTGAAACCAGATTGCTCCAGTTGCAGAAAGGTACATGTTCCCAGTGCCATTATCCGCAATATAGGAATGCGAACCATTGTGATAAATTTGTAGATCGGCAGAATTACCAAAGTTTGCTTTTGAGTTATCCGCAAACGCCATTGCCGATGCAGACGCATCCCAGCGCAAATCAGCATTTCCAGAGGTGTCATAGAACAGGGTGTCTTGCCCATCTACTGCCAGCGCAATGTTGCCGCTTTCGTAAACTCTGAAACGTGGTGCATCGATACGAATGTCGCCGTAGTTTGTCCCGCCTCGAATGAGATAGTCTGTCGAGTTAAGTTGGATTTCTCCCGCAGTACCGCCGCCAATGACTGCACCAAGAGCGGTTGTCGTGACTTTAGCATTGTTGTCGTACCATAAGGAGGACGAACCGTTCTCGTTAAATACGGCGTAAGTCTCACTCCCACCCGGATTAGTAATATAAACGGTGGATGATCCTTGAAGATAAAAATCACCAACTCCAGCATCCCTAATTATACTATTCCCGCCGTTATGAAAAATCTTAAGGTCTGAACTAGTACCAAGTTGTAATTCTACATTGTCACCTAGAAGCACATTTCCAGTAAACGTACCACCAGACAACGGCATTTTAGTCGCAATGCTGTTCGTCACGGTAGTGCTGAAGTTAGGATCATCACCCAATGCCGCTGCTAGTTCGTTCAGCGTATCTAGCGTAGACGGTGCGCTATCGACTAGATTAGCAACCTCAGTTGCAACCTGTGTCCCTACATAGCTTTCAGTAGCCAGTGGAATACCACCCGCCGTCGAGCCGTCGTGTACGACTACTGTGTCTTTTGTTGTATCAACCGTGACTTCGCCAGCTAGGCCTGTGAAGGTACTATGCTGAGTGGTGGTGCCACGGCGTAGCTGAAGTGCGTTTGCCATTGATTAAATACTCCCGAAGTCTAGATCGACTGTGATTGAAACGCTGCCTGAGATCGTCCCGCCTGTGACAGCAATATTGTTTGCATCCTGAGTAGCTATAGAGCCTAGCCCAAGGTTAGTTCGAGCCGCTGGTGCGCTAGAGGCTCCTGTACCACCGTCTGCAATTTCTAGGTCTGTGATACCTGTGATAGAGCCACCAGTGATCGCCACGTTGTTGGCATTCTGGTTACCCATGTCGCCTGATGGTGCGGTGATATTGTTCCAGCTAGACCCATCGTAGTAACGCATAAAACCAGTTGTGGTATCGAAGTAGAGGTCACCCGCTACTAGAGAACTGTTGTTGTTACGCTGGGTTGGTGCAGAGGTTTTTGGCCCTTGGTATACGTCAGCAAAATTCGTGATATCGGTGACGTTGGTAGCCGCTGTAGTTACGTCGCTGGCGATTGCCGCTACTGCGGTGACATCTGAATCGATGTTTGCCACCGAGGTCACATTCGCATTGTTGTTCGCTACGGCGGTTACATTAGATGATATACCAGCTACAGTGGTCACGTCAACACTTACACCCGCAACTGTGGAAATATTTCCTGCAATTCCCGCCAGTGTACTAATGTTATTGTTAGGTGTGATCTGACCGACCACTGTGTTGATGTTACTATTGTTGTTCGCTACTGCCGTGACATCGGACGAGATCCCAGCCACAGTCGTAATATTGGCTGAGATTGGAGACAATGTAGAGATGTCTGTACTGATCGCCGCCAGAGTAGATACATCCGAGCTTACACCCGCCACTGTAGTCACGTTTGCCGAAATACCCGCTACGGTATTTACGTTGGCGATTGCATTAGCCACCGTCTGAACATCGGCTAGGTTATTCGCTACGGTAACAATAAAGCCAGTGGGCGCACCACTTGAGCCTGAGGCAGCGTCAGTGATTGAGCCGAAGTCGTAGATCTGACCCGCTACGAAGTTACCTGAGTTTAGGTCTTCTGCCACATCGATCAAATCATCGATATTGGCTGCAATAATACCTACGTTGTTGTTTGTCGCCCAATACTTGGCTGAGTAGTTTGTGCCGTCTACAGTACCGCCTGTGTAGGTAGCCCAGTCTTTAGCCGAACCAATATTACCACGGATCACTGTACCGATGGCGTATTCTTTAGCAGAGTATTCTGACTCGCCTGTGATAGTGCCTGTAGTCTTAGTTGCCCATTCTTCCGCCTCATCCTCAGACGATTGTGCGTTAGATGCAGAGTTAGCGGCTGCGGCGGCAGATGCAGAGGCCGAAGACGCACTAGCAGACGCCGCTGTGGCGGAGCCTAAGATCGAGTCAACGTATGATTTATTGGCTGCATCTCCTGCGTTAGCCGGATTGGCTAGGCTAGTGATGCCGTTAGTGTTCATGTTGATGGCACCAGTCATAG